CGCCATTGGTCCCCAGGTTGGGTGGGAGCTGTCAAGGAATTGACCACTCCCCTTTGCTAATACTGGTCCTCCTCCTACCTCCCAGGTCACTTCTTTGGAACGCCCCCCTTATCCCTAAGGGGGGGCTAGGCCCTTTAAGGGCAGCCCTAAAGTGGTGACTTGGGAGCTGCTGGTTTCCTGCCAGCAGCGGGGGGTAGGTGGTCGGACGAGTATTCGCAACCCCAACCTGAGGTCCCGGACGGGTTGCTAACCCGCACTCCGAGTCCCCTGGGGGGGTGGGTGGAATTAGAGAAAGGTCAAGGATCATCCCCGGCGGGTCATACCCGTTGCGGTTTTGATCTACCCTTCTCTCTCCACCCCCCCTAAAGGACCAGGGGAAGTCCACCCGGAGGGTGAGGTTGTGTCCGTCCGGATCCACCGTCTTAAGGTAGCGGTGGCCTCAGGGTCCTTTGGACCCTGGGGAGAGGGACTCTTAGAGTCCCGCCCACGACCAGTTATTCAGGAACCGGATGGCAAAGGCCTCCACTCAGTGGAAACACAATCTCGCAAAATTCTTTAGGCCCCTGTTTAGGGAGAAGGTTGTTAAGCCCTACCGCCGCGCCATGTACAGACTTAAGGGTTCTGTATATAGGACGTTCGATCGGGCGAACCTTCCCCAAACGAGGGTCTCGAAGTCTACGAGGCGTGTTCAACATCGTTGGGCCCTAGTTCTCCGCTTCCTGACCTGGTCGGGAGGAAGTTATTTTCCTCTTGCACCACCCATTTCCCTCTCTAGCCCGGTGTTCGGTCCTTTTCTCAGTCGGCTTAAGTGGGTAGTCGCCACTTCGGGGTTCAAAGGAGGAATTAGTTGGATTAAATCCAAACGCCTTCTTTTCCTCAAGTGGCTGGCCCAGCTCGCCGACGGAGAGGATGACCCTTCTCGTCGTAGACAGGTCAGGAAGGTCTTCGGAGCGGCCTTTGTTGGTCTAGTGCATAAGACAGAGAATAGGGCACCTGCATCTATTCAGATGATCAGGGCCTCTCTGACTGTACTAAATGCCCTTAGGTCGTTCCGACTGCCTCCCTGCCCTGACTATGAATCTATTTCTGCTCCCTGTGGTGTTGAACCATGGAGAGCATCTCTAGATGCGAAAAGGGGTTTCTGGAAGGCGATTGGAGGCTCTCGCCTTCTTCGAATTTCCAGGAACCTGGACCGGGTGTGGTGGACAAAGTTTCACTTTTCCGTGAGGAGTGGGCCTAATGGTCCTGCACTTCTAACGTCTCTCGAAGATTTCCTTGTGCTTCCAAAGGAGCTTCGAGAGGCTATCGATGTGCTGGGCGGCCCCCTGTTTGCACAGGTGACCGGCCACCTCGACCGGATCGCTCCTCTATTCAGGGACCTATTTAAAGGTTTCTCTGAAGATAAGGAGGATCTGGTCGTAGGGGCCGCATACGGGGTCCCTGGAGCGGTGCCCGAACCTACGGTTCGGGCTCCAACTGGGGTTCCTCGTAAGCGACCTCCAAAGCGGCGGAAGGGGCCTTCTCCTCGTCCCTTTCGGGAACGTGGAGAAAAGCTCCTCCGCCGCCTGGTGGCCCTTTCGGATTCCGAGGGGAAGACGCGCGTCGTCGCCATTCTTGACTATTTTAGTCAGACTGTACTGCGACGCGCGGGCCTCTGGGCATTCGAAATTCTTAAGCGCATTCCTCAGGATGTGACCTTTGCCCAAGGGTCCTTCGTAGAGAAGGTTCAGGGTTGGGGCTCTGGCGTGGTTTACCACTCTATTGACCTAACCAGTGCAACAGATAGGTTTCCTATCTGGTTTATCACTGATCTTTTCCGCGTTGTCCTTGGTGACGGGTGGATCTCCTCCTGGGAGAAAGTAATGGTCGGCTATCCGTTCCGTTGCCCCGATGGCCATGACAG